ACGACATACTGCGAACCTGGAATGTGGTAAGACAAAACGCCGTTCTTGGAACGTGCTCGCTGAATGTAGTTGGTGTAAAGCAGGTTGGTCTTGAGGTACTTCTCGAACTTGGCTGGGTCCTCACCGAGCAAACGGAAAGCACGACGCCACGCTTGGTTCTTAGCGAAGTAGAACGGTGCGATAATACGCATGTTTTCTTCCCACGTGGACTTGTCCAAGGGGTTGTGAATGTATTTGGACATGTGGACAGCGGCGTTGGATTGAGCCTCAATCATCGCAGCGTCCTCGGAAATCAGACCGCTTTCCACCTTGGGTAGCAAACGCTCCATCTCGATGTGGTATTCGTAGACGAACATAGGGTCACGAACAAGGCTATTCACAATCGGAGCCAGCCATTTGGAGTGAATCTTCTCGTTAAGGTAAGCGAAGCCCGATGAGCCAATCTTCTTCCAGCGGCCTTCAGCCATAGCGTAGGCAGGGAAACCAGTAGGCACGTTCTCGCCCATTCGCACTTTGTTGTTCAACCACTTGGCAGTTTCCTCACGGCTCCAGAAATCACCGTGGGCTACTTGGCGTACAAGGTCAGGGAAAATTTCGTTGTTGCGTGTGGTAATTCCGAGGACATGATCTACAACGCTGTTAGCCCAACCTGCGTGTGGCTCAAGTTCTGGGTAAGCCGCCGAACGAAGGGAGTTGCGCTCAAACCGACTACGCCACTGAACGCTCTGCTTGCCAATGAGGTCTTCAATCTGCTGAACCAGCTTAGGTCGGAACTCTTCAAGGTTCAGTTGTGCGGCACCTAGTTCACGCAGAACTTGGTCACGGGCTTTACCACGCTCAACAAGGGTTGCCTTCTCGCTGACTTTTCCGGTGCGAAGGCTGACCTTGCCTTGCTTGCGAACCTCAGCCTCAGCCCTACGGTTGATTAAGTTTTCGTAGAACGCAGGGTCTTTGCCGCCAGTTACAAGTTTGTCGAACTCCAACTGACCAAGACGGCGTTGCTCAGCGTCCAACAGTTGAGCCGCCGTGCGACTAAGCAAACCTTGGTGGCTACTGGTGATGGTCTGGTAAAGGGCTGAGCCAGCGTACTTATCGTTCTCACGGTACTTGGTGTGGGTGTCGGTAAGGGTTCCCCTTCTTGTCTTGATTTCACCGTCACTGCCCACCACCGGCAATTCTTCAAACTGAGCAACCTTGAAACCATCGCCACTTAGGTCCTTACCAGTGCCGTGTACGCCAAGTGGCAAGTGACCATCGTTCAACAGGTAAAGGTTGGTAGCGTTCTGCATTAGGCGGTCATACTCTGCTGGTGCCATACCCTTGAGCAAGCCTTGGTCTATGCCAAGAAAGAACGCAGCAACCGAGTCACGGAACAAACGGCGCTCACGCTCGCCCATGTAGAGTTTACCGAAACTGTCCTCGTACTTAGTAATCGACGAAGCAAGCTTGGCCTTAAAGAAGTTGCCCCCACCAATGCGGATTGTGTTGAGGATTCCTTCAGACAGCGAAACGTGTAATGCCCAGGCTTGGGAAAGCAACGCCAGTGGCTTCCAAAAGGCGTTCATGTACCATTGGATAATGTCTTCGGCTACACCTGACCTAGTGCGGTAGCCTCTCTCCAGCAAGTGAGAAATAGCCGTGTGGTTGAGGAAAGAACCAATTTTGCCGAAGGCTCGCTGAGAACTGAGTTCGCCCCATTTCTCAACAAAAGCCTTGGCGTAGGCGTTCTTAGCCGCTACGTCTGGGTGTTCAGCAAGTGCCGCTACATACTCAGCAGTTCTGCGAACGTTAGGCATGCTCTTGAAACCAAACGAGATTTCCTTCTTGAGCGTAGCCAGCATGTCCTTAGAGGCACGAACTTCGGCGGCTAGGCGGTCAATCTGCTGACCGATGTTTTCGCCTAACTGTTCACGGATAGCCTTGGCTGGGTCTACGTTCTCGCTGTGGATACGATCTAATTCAGAGTCAATGCGCTTGAGGTATTCAGTGCCCTTAGCGATTTCATCTTGTAAGTCCTTGACAATGTTGGCGTACTTCTCTGCACCGACGCCCTCAATTGTTGAACCCTTGCCAATGTATCTTTCAATCAGTTCTTTTGACTTGGCAATGTAGGCTTCGGCACCGGACTGCGAGCCCATAAGGAAAGCGTTTTCTTCTGGCTTCCAAAACTTCAATGCTCGCTCGATGTCCACGCCAGCGTGTTGTGCCAATGCTCCAATGTGGGAAAGGCGTGAGTTTTCATCAGCAATAAACTTGAGTAGGTCGCTGTCCTTGGTAGCGGTGACTACCTCGGTAGCGAAGCGAGCCAAGTCACGAATGTTTCTATAGGCAGGGATACGGCGAGCACCCAGGTTGTATTCGTCAATACCAGCGGTCTTGGTAGGTGGCTCAAGTGGCCCTGGGTTTTCCTTGATTACTTGGTCTACCTTGGAGTCAATCAGACCCTTCTCGCCGCCACCATAGGCAATACCAGACATGGCACCACCGCCGTCAAGTCCGGTAAATCGGCGTAGTGCTTCTTGTACCTTGGAGTTGATCATGTCAAGGTGAGGCAAGAACTGAGCGTAAGGCATTGAAGCCGCCATGTGGCGATACAGCACTAACGACATGATGTTGTCGAACGCATGGTTCCACTTTTCGTTGTCGTTACCAGCACGGGTCAGTGCATCACCAGCGGCCTTCACGAACTCGTCACTCATGTAGACACGCTTGAGCCAGTCAGTCATCTTGACGATACTTGCAGGTGAACCGTTGCGAACCTCGTAGTCAAGGATTTGCCCGTCTTCGATAGACATAGGGCGACTGGTGAATTGCGCACGAAGTTTCTCGCCTAACTTAATCTCAGCCTTAGAGGCAGGGTCAGCCAGAGCAAACCCAACATCGTTAATGGTCAGGTCTACGCCAGTCTGCTCGTCAATCGAACGAATCAGGGCTTGAGCCAGTGGGTCTTCACTAGCCAAAGCGTCGCCAATAGTGGCGAACTCTTCGCTAGGCACACCACGCAGGGCGGTCTTAGCCATTGAGTACCAGCCCATCATTGGCATACGATCACCAACGATGTCCAGTCCACCACGAACGTCCTCAAGGATAGACAACACTTCTTGTGGAGTCTTGGTTTCTGCCAGTCGCTCGGCTAGTGAACGAGAAAAGGTGTTCTTGAATGCTTTGTTGATTTGGCTAAAGTCGTGAGTGGCGATGTAATTAACGGCACGGCGAACGCTGGAATAAGAAGCGTAGGCACGGTGTACGTCGCCCTCGACACGGATACCTGTGCCTGGGAATAAGTTGCCGAGGATACCTGAGTAACCATGAAACGAACGTGCTTCCTTGAAGGCGTCTAGCCCACTACCGAATGGGTCAGCCACAACCCAGTTAAGGTCAAGGTCAATCAGACTCTTGGTGAATGTACCCCACATGCCGTCAATACCAACCGAGTTAGCAAGTGCTAGTCCAAGGTCGGTGCGTGTGCCGTCAGCGTTGATTACGTCACCGCCCTGCGTAGCTTGCCACAATGCCGAAAGGTGTGGGTCGGCTTGTGCCTGTGCTGCGGCATAGAGGTAAGTAGCGTTAGCCTGCTTGCCACCAATCAACTTGTTGATGTTGCCAACCAAGCGAAGCGTCCTACCAGCGTTCTTCGTCACTTGCTCACCAAACTTTTGTAAGTAGGCGTCACCGTTTTTTAAGATGGCATTACCGGCGATGTTGGCGGCGTCAGAGGCTTTAGCGGTGGCTGAGAACAACTCATCGGCGGCTGAGTTGAACTGAATCTGCTGTGACTCGCCTAGGTATTTGGCGGCAACGTTCTTGAACTCGTCAAGGCTAATCTTGCCTAGGTTGAATTGCGAAAAGGCGTCGTTAATTTCGTTGTAGCCAACACCTTCGACCTTTGATGTCGCCAGTTCACGGGCTTTGCCAAGCATGTTCTCAAACGTGGCACGGGCTACGGCTTGGCTGTCCTGAGCGTTCAGGTGGTCAATGAGTGCTTCCATCTGCACTCGCTCTTCACTGCTGATAGGCCAGCCAGAAGCGGCCTTGTCGAGCAACTGCTTGAAGGCTGAGGCTTCGGGGCTTTGGTCAATAGTCGCACGGGCGGCGTCAAGTGCGGCTTGATCCTCGATGGTTGGGGCAATTACTTCCGTTGCTGCAGCACCGGCTTCTGCACCAGGGGTGGCCAGACCGCCAGTAAAAGCACCAGCCAGCAGAGCTGGAATCTGAGTACCCATGGCGTAGTCCGAGCCATACATGTTCTCAAGCGACTTGTAATACGAGTAGTAGTGCTTAGCCGTAAATAGCAAGTTGTGTGGTCCAACGGCTGCGCTGTATAGACCATGACCAAGTGTTTCGGCTAATGCTCCGTTTATGTCACCACCGTTTTGCAACGTGCGATTGCGTACATCGTTAGCCGTGTTCACACCCAGCATGGACAGACCGCCAATTAAATCAACGGTTCCACTTGCTGCACCGACGCCGGTTTGCAAGTCAGCACCGCCAGGCAACGTATAACTAAGTACAGTGTTTATGTCTTTGGCAATCGGATTAGAGTCAATGAAATTACGAATGGGGCCAAAGATGTTTTTATCGAACCAGTTAGTTCCCTCAGTAACAGCCTGTTGCCACCAGCCAGGTTGCTTTTCATTTAGGGTGTCGTACATACCAACGTTGCTTCCGTACAACTTCTGGTACGGCTGGGTCACGCTTTGAATCATCTTGGCAAGGTGCAACTGCGAATTAACGTCGCTGGGTAGCAAGCCATACTTGTATTGCTGAGCTAATGAATAGGCGAGTTGTGGGTTCGCCTGCATGAGATAAGGATTCTCAGAGGTGAGTTTGCCAAGGTATTCCCCTGCGCTTAACTTCTGACCAGTCAGCGGATTAAGGTTTTGCTGATAGCGAGATACCTCAAGGCCATAGTCATTATGAATGTCTGCTACTTCACCTGCACCTGGACCGGCTGCCATTAGATACCTAAGTTTCTAGCGGCCCTCGCCAAGTCCATCAGTGCTGGGGTTGCGTTTGCAGAACGAGCCAAAGTACCGAGGGTATCGGATAGCGGTGGACCAAAGTTGGTCGCCAAGGCTTCAGGTCCGGCTCCTTCGCCAAAAGGTAGTCCGGTAGTAATGGGTTCGTTAGGTGCTTCGGTGGGGTGTCCGAACTTCAATTCGCCAGGGTAAGCCTGCATGGGTGGCAACTGACTGCTGATGGTTGTTGGCTGCGGCTGGGCTGGCTGAGGGATTGGACCCTGACCTAGTGCGACTGGTGCGCTGGCACCTGGTACTGGTTGCGACGCCATTGGAATTGCTCGCTGGGCGGCTTGCTGTTGAGCCGCTACGCCATAGCCCTGACCTGTGACAGTCTGGACTGGCAGGCTTGCGTTGAGATCGGTACGGTTTCCGTAAGCCTGACCTGGTGTGCCTTGACGGACACCGCCTCTACCTGAACGTGGCATTTACTAAGCTCCTTGTGGGGCTTGGAGTCCCTGCTCCGCTGTGGTCTGACGAGCAGGGCGGCGTAGAGCGCCAAGCATACTGCTCAAGTCTTGCACACCGGCAGTTGGTGGTGGTACTGGTGCGCCTGCGGCTTGGGCTGCGGCACCGGCTAGACCAGGTTGCATTTCTGGCGTAGCCTCTTGTGGTCCACCCTGCTGTTGCATTTGCGACATCTGGTTGGCTTGGTCGGCCTGCTTCTTTTGCATTTCTTCGTGAATCTTTTTCACCGCTGCTTCGAGGGTGACGTGACGCTCAGCCTTAGCCAGAGCAATCTCGGCAATAATCGAAGGGTCAAGTGTTCCCTGCGTAGCCTGCTGTTCAAGACCAGCGAGCATGGCTCGACGTAGCGACTCAACCTCTACTTGGTCACGCTCACGGATTGGGTCCTCGATGGCTGGGTCCATTTCACGGGCAGTCTGGGTAGACATAATGCCGGTACCCACACGCTGACCAATAGCGATGACCATGCCGTTCACGTCCGATCCTGGCATTGAATACTTGACGTAGTTCATGTCAGTCTCGAAGGCTTCGTTAGGTGTGTAGTCGGGGTGGACTACCTTGCCGTCAGTACCCATGAAGAACATGCTGGGCTTGCTGCCGTAGTACGCCTTCATAATCTTGATGGCTCGGCGGTTCTCTGCCTCTAGCGAGTTAGCAAAGATTTCCTGATACTCCTGAATCGGCATGTCCACGGTGTTGGACATAACCATTTCTCCACGCCGTGCTGTGCGAACGTTAGTTGGTGACTCTCCACCGAACTCTGCAGGAATACCGCCCGTGAGGCGTTGTGCCCTTTCCATTCGGTCGAGTGCTTCGCCGGTAGTCGAGCCAGGTTGCAGGTGTGTAACCTGCATTTGTCCCTTGTCCACAATTCCACGGATACCTTCTTTACCGTTGGCCTCTTGGATAATACGAGGGCTCGATGGGCTGTTGCTTGTCGAGACAACCCATTCATCGGGGAATACGTTACGGAATCGGGCAATCAGGTCAAGGGCGTCAAGTTTCGCCATGCGCTGATAGGTGCCAAGCATTTGGTCGAACTGACCCTGCAAACGGTCAAGGGTAATACGACCAGCGATAACCACTGGGGAAATCTCAGCACGGTTAGGGATACGCTCCAAGATAATGTGCGAGGCAGTTCCCTTACCAGTCTCAACCGAGTAAGTGTCGGACTTAGGCTTCTCAGCACCAACGGCAATCAAGACAGTCTCGTTGCTGTCCATGTATTCCAACACCTCGAACATGTCGCTGTCGGCTTTGGTGCCACGGTACAGAATGGACATCTGGTGTGGGTAGTTCTGCTTCAACCAGCCGAGGGGGCGGCGGTCAGTAAAGATACAGTCTGCTGGCTCCATTGAGTCGGGGTCGAGCATTGGAGCAGGGTAAGTCGAAAGGGGGTTGCGTACACGCCAGTGGGGCATGTTGCGCTTGTCATCGTGATAGATCGAAACAGGCGAGATAGTGACGGCACTCATACCGTAGGCGGTCAAATGACGAGCACGGCGACGGAGCTTGGTTGGCATTTTGTTCATGTCCCACCAACCAAGGTTGGCAAGGCGACGGTCACGGGCCTTGTTCTCCGATACTTGAATACCTGGGCGAACTGGCAAGTAACTTACGTCAGGCATAACTGACGCCACACGCATAGCGAACTGGTCAATACCCTGAGCAATCAAGTTAGGAATCGCAGGCTTTTCCATCTCATCAAGTTCCGGCAGGGGAACAATGATGTCGCCGTTATAGTGACGGCGGATTTCTTCCATTCGACCAAACAGACCGCCACGCTCTCGGCGTCGCTCCTGATACATGGTGACGACTTGGGCTGCGGCTTTTTCGTTGTCTGCGGATAGGGCCACTTATAACCTCAATGTAGTGTTGGCTTTCTTAACCCATGTGGGTCGCCACGCTGTTGCTTGCGTAGTTTTAGGCATGTAAAGGTTCGGAATGTTCCACTCCAGAAACCACTGCGCCATTACGCAGTCATCGGTACGAGTACCATGTGGGTACTTCGTTACCTCGTCAATCAGCTTCATGGAGCGAATACGGCCTTCGCCCTTACCTGGTAATCTTACACGACCAAAGCGGTAGTGTGGCTGTAACACGGAAACACCAAGCGTTTCGTCCTGCTTGTTAATAGCATTTGTGTTGTGGGGAATGATCTCAACCGAGCGCAACATCTTCCACTGTTTGACGTAATCGTACTGAAGCATGAACCGCTGAGCGGCGTTATTTTCAATAATCCAATACTGAATTGGGAATCCGAGCGACTCTGACAGGTTCTGCCAATCTTCCATAACTCCGGTGTATCTACCGTCATTTAGGTTGTAATCAAGGAATCGTGAGGCTTCCATGCGCTGACGCAAGTGGTCAAGCAGGAACCGTTGCTGGGACTCAGGGTGATACAGCCAGCACTGAATAGACCAGAACTGGGTAGGCGAAGGGTCCGCCGTGGCGACCACTAGGCAGTCCCTAGCACTAATACCCCTAGGGATTTCCCATAGGTCACGGTCCTTGTCCACGCACCCAGGGTTCTCCCCATGACCCCAGACCCACTCGGTCTTGACCAATACTTCGTCAGGGTCGGTATCTTCTTGCTGGTACACCACTCGGTACCGCTGACCACGGTTGGCAATCAGGGCTGAGATTTCACGCCAGCCAAGGCGTCGAGGGTCAAGCAGGCAACCCTCTGGGTAGGCTGGGGCAGTTCGCTTGTGGTTCTCTGGTTTGCACCGATCCTCGTAGTGGGCACGGTAAAGCAGGTGGCGGTACTTCTTGTCCTTGCGGAGTGCCTCAACCTCTTCCTCGCTCATGCCGTCATCGAGCATGGCTTCTTCGTCCTCAAGGGGCATTTCCATGTCGAGGGCAAAGCGGTATAAGTCGTCGGCGGCGAGTCGCTGTCCAATGAGGGCAAGCATGCCGTTTGGCTCAAGGCGTGACTCGGCTATGTCCTGCCAGTCGTTTTCGAGGTTCTCTTTGAGGTCGGCACTACGGGTGTTCTTTTCCGTTACAACGTCGTCCCAGAAGCAACCATCGAAGCGACCACCGAGGTAGCCAGAGTCATACCCATAGGCGGAAAGGGTAGGTTCCTTTTCCGAGGTGCCGCCCTGCTCTTCGGGCTGTTCGACAATGAATTGCTCTCTAGTCCAGAGGTCACGCTCAACTGGCTTAAAACGTCCATAGTCCAGTGCCATCGTGGACTCAGCGGCGGTGGCGAGTCCGTGGGCAATCAGTTCGTTATCTGGTGGCTCAACCACCACACGCTCTAGCGATTTACGAATACGGCCTGCCATGTTGTTGGCGACCTTTTGGGTGTGTGATCCGAGCAATAGTCGTACTCCACGGTCACGGCAGATAATCCAACAGATGAGGTCGTGGATAAGGGTAGTCTTACCGGAACCAGGTGGCATGTTCATAACCACGTATTCCTTTTCCGGCGTCTCTAGCAATTCCACTAGGGTGACACCGGCCTCTTCCTGCCACGGTGTCGAGATACGCCCAAAGTAACGCTGACGGAAATAGCCAAAATCCTCTAGGGCACGTTGGGCTTCGGGGCTTAGTTTCTCGTAGGGGCGTGGGCCTTCGAGCTTGGCCTCTACTTTTAGTTCACGATAGTTACGAGCTGATGAGTCAATGTCATCAGACTCCTTGAGGGTCTTAACTGCCTTCTCAAGTCGGTGTCCGGTGGACTCGGACATCTTGGCTTTACGAGCAGAGTCAGCAATAGAGAAGCCTGCCGAGCGAGCCTCAAAATACTTCTTACGTTGTATTGCGCTAATTGCCACTGTTGATTACCGAATGTAAAAGCCCAAGCGTTCTGTACCGTGGTAAGTCGCCTGGGGTAATAGAGAATACCGAGGAACCCCCGTCCTTGTAATCCTTGACTGCGACTACAAGGACGAAGTCCTCAATGACTGGCATTTGCCACGAATCGTCTTGTCCAAGATCGAGCGTGGTAAGAAAGCCAGCTAGGTTAAGGTCAAGCCACTTGCGTAGCGATAAACCAATGTCAAACGGTTTAGGCGGTTGGTCCATTTGTCGTTGCTACTGGGGTCACTGCGTTCTCGGCAACCTTAGCGGTTGTGGCGATGGTCGCCAAAGCGGCTTGCAACTGACGGTGGGTAAGAAGGTGGTACGCCTCGATGGCTCCGGCAACGACGACTGGCAGTGAGGTAGCAATAGCCTGAACTACTGCTGGCTCCTTAAAGCCTGGGTGGATTAGTGCGACGACACTGAAAGCCGCCGCAAACAGGGCAGTCAGGTGGGCAGACACTACGTTGGTCTTGATTTTCATTTTTGTCTCCTTGACGGTATAGGGTTAATGCTATCACAGCGTAGGTGGCGAGGTCTATAAGACTGTCCTCTACGCCTTCATTCGCCAGCTTGCTACCTTGTGCTACGGCCTGCAAACGGCGAATCTTGTCGTTGGCACGAACGAGGGTGCCAATCCAATCTGGTATGCCCCAGTCCTCTGATGCTTGGACATTGGCAAACGGCTTGTCGGGTCGCCCATAGTCTTTAGACTTCTTAAGGTGCATTTCCTTAATGTCATTGAGCGCAATAATAAAAGCGGCGGAGTCGTTCATTCCCATTCCTCAGCGTCGAAGCAATACTCATGGGCGTCCATAATCTTTTCCCAAGGAACGATGGTAAAGGTCTTGTCCTTGACGGATCGTACCGAGACACCTTCCTCATCTGCTTGTATTACAAAGTCGCTACTACTAAATAATTCAATCATTTCTTTTTACGAGACT